ACTTCGGACAACTCTTTCCGACACAGGCAAAAATTCAGGACAAGATAGATTCGGACAGGGCAGAGGGCCGTCCATCGAGATTGATTGTACTGAAGAGCCGTCGTCATAGAATATCTACATTAGTCGCAGCAAACATTTTTCATGCGTGTACCTTTTATGAGAACAAAAGGGGCTACATTGTAGCTCACGACGTAGACACGACAGATGCCTTGTTCAAGATGCACAAGACGTTTTATGACGGACTTGATGACATGGTTCGGCCAATGAAGCGGTTTTCCAACAGAAAGGAAATGCTTTTTGAGAACCCTGATGCATCAACCAGATCAATAACTCCCGGGCTCTCTTCTTCCATTACGGTACGTGCGGCGTCTTCAGGAGGTAAGAAGGTTTCAGGAGGGCAGGGGGCGGCAGGAGTTGGTCGTGGTGACCGTATTGATATGCTTCATGGGTCAGAGGTTGCGTTTTGGCCCCGTGGAGAAGAAACATTCCGTGGTTTCGCTCAAGCTGTTCCAGATGAACCCGATACTTTAGTTGTGATTGAATCAACAGCTAACGGTCAGGGAGGGTTTTTCTATGAAACGTGGTGGCAAGCAGTTCATGGAGAGATTGATTACACTCCAATTTTTATTCCTTGGTTTGAGCATCCTCAGTATCGGGCTAGTTTTGTTGGTCGGAATCGTGATGAGTGGCTCCCCACTTCAGACGAGTTTAAACGCTTTGAAGACTACAAAGGCTTTATGCTTTCTGGTCAGGACTCCAAGGCGTCTCAGGTTGGGTCAATGTTGGGCATTGACGATGAGGAGGAGCGTCTGGTACGCAACCAAGGCGTTGACTGGGACTGTCTAAAGTGGAGAAGATGGTGCATTCGAGCCCGATGCGGGAACAAGGTTGAGGTCTTTCATGTTGAGTATCCGAGCACACCTGAAGAGGCGTTTATTGCGTCTGGTCGTCCTCGTTTCAATAATGAGAAGGTTAGGGTTTTTATTGATAAGGCTCGGGATGTTGAGACTGGCTCTTTGGTCACTTCGGAGGAAACTCATGACTGGCAGAGGGAAAGCTGGAGGGCTCCGGCAGACTTGCAGTGGAATCCCGATAGGAAAGGCTGGATCCACATTGTGGAGAAGCCTCAAGAGAATCATTCGTATGTGATTGGGGCAGATGCTTCTCATGGAGTTGGGCAGGACTCGGCTTCCTTTGTGGTGTTTGACAGAACAGAGAGAAGGTTTGTTGCTTACGGCAAAGACCCATGGTTGAAGCCTGACAAGCTTGCAAAGCAAATTATGTATGCAGGTTGGTACTATAACTGTGCATGGCTAGCACCAGAGTACAATGGCCCCGGAATGTTGACCACACATGCAGTTGTTGAGTCAGGGTACCCAAGGCTGTACTACACCCAGAGGTACAACACGCTGCAGCAGCAGTTTACAGACCATCCGGGATTTCATACGGATAACAGAACCCGGGATATGATTATCGACAGGTTTGATGTGGCGATTGAAAATGAATCAGTGGAAATACCTATAAAGGCTGTGCTAGATGAGTGCTTGACGTTTGTTCTTGACGAGAAACGAAACCGAGCCGACCATTTAGCGGGATGCCATGACGATGTTCTTTTTGCTGCAATGATCGCCCTTTTCGTCCATAATCAGGTCAGCGTTGATGATGTCGTCAAGAAAAAAACCGTTGCTAAGTCTACGGGGTGGAGCAAGTCTCCCCCAAAGATTGTCGACGATTTAGAAAAGAAAGATGATGACGAGCAGCTTAACCTTTGGCTTTAGGAGTAATCATGGCAGCAAGAAGAACAGCTAAGAAACCTGTTTCTCCACCAAAAAAAAAGGATGATGACTGGTTGAGCCCTCTTATTGGTGCTGCTGGAACGGTTGTTGGAGCCGCCCTTGGTGGGCCGGTCGGTGCTATGATTGGCGGCGCAATTGGTGGAGCGGCAGGAAAGACTGCAGCTAGCGCGGCAGGAATGGGAGAAACTGGCGTGACGAAGGCCCTCAATACTGCGACATCAATTGGTGAAGGGTTGGCCGGGAGGGCTGGGCTTACTGGGACCGACGCCGTTGCAGCGCAACTTGGTTTAACTCAGCCAGAGCCCCCAGCGATGCCGGCAATGGCGCAGGCTGGAGTTCAGACGGGTCAAGACATGGTAGCTCGGCAAGTTGCAAACGAAGGGCTTCAGGGGTCTCCTGTTGCCCGCAATCCTATATCGCAGACAGTGTATGATGTGATGGGAACTAATGCACCGGCAAATATGCAAGCGTTGCCTCCACAGCGAGAGGCAGCAACCGGAGCTTTAGGTTATGTTCCGAATCAGGGCCTTGTGTATGAGGCAACTCCAGAGGCAGCAAACAGACGTAGGCAAGAAGCTCTTATGGGAATGGTGCAAGCAAGGGAAAGTCAGCTTATGGGCAATCAGCCTTTGTATGCTGACTTACGCTATGCTTCTGAGGTTGACCGCTTTGCTGTTGACGCCGCTGCTCAACAGGCTGCAGCAGAGGCTGAGTTGTCGGAATATCGCAGAAGGTTTGGGGTTCTTGAGGGAGAGATGGCTGCAGATGAGGCCATTGAGGAGAGGAAGCGACGGGCTCAAAGCGTTCCTTTTCCAAACGCTTTAGCAAACCCAGAGTTCCCTTTGTATAGGTAAAAGAGGTAGTCATGGCACGTTACGCAGAGTCAGTGAAAAATCTAAATACTGCCCAGCGAATCAAGAGCCGGTATAAGGTTCTTGAGCGCAATATGAATCGAAAGCACATCGAGTGGATGGAGACTTTGTATGCGATTCATGGGGACCAGTATAAGGTTATTCAGAATGACCGACTGGTTGACTTGTCTAAGTTGCGCCAAGACGATCCTTCTAACTTTAGAGTGACTCACAACTACCTTTTTCAAGCCTTTAGATCGATGATTGCTGTGGCATTGCAGAATGACCCAGTTCCTGTTGTGTCTCTTGTTCGTCCGGGAAAGGATGCAAGGGCTATGGCTCGGTCCATGGAACGTCTGCTAAAATACTTCTACATTGATAAAGAGTACGAAGAGGCAACTAAGGCGGCACTTGGCTGGACCTTCACATGCGGGACTGGTTTTCTGGGTGTTATGTGGGATTCTGAGGGATCTCCCCCAGAATGGGTTCAAGATGTTGATAAGGACGGAAACCTTGTTTATGAGACTCGCAAGGAGATTATGACCGGAGAGGATGGCCAGATGGTCTATTCTCCGTATGGAACTCCTCTTACTGAAGAGGTTATGGTCCCAAAGGGGTCATACAAGAAGATGGGGGATTTGAGGTTTGTTGCTCCGTCTCCATTTGATGTGTTTCCTGAAGGCGGTCCTACTTGGAGTCAGGTAAAAAGTGTCACCATACGTCAGTTTGAAGAGAAGCAAACCTTGATTGATGTCTATGGTGCTAAAGCAAAGTCTCTTGTGGCTGATGCAAACAGCAGTGACTTTGTTCGATACGAAGAGGTTGATGGATACCAGAGTGTGGACCGAGAGAGAGAGTTGGTTCTGGTGTTGAATTACTATGAGCGGCCAACCTTGGAGTATCCAGAGGGCCGTCGCATAGTTGTTGCGAACCAACAGGTTCTGCACGAAGAAGACTTGCCCGGACGGGAGTTGCCGGTCTACCCAATTTATGACATGGAGCACCCTTCCACAATGTGGGGGGAATCTGCTATTCGCCAAGCACTTGAAGTGCAGCGCAACCTGAACAGTGCAGAGACCGACCTTTGGATGTCGCGTCGTATGCATGCGCAGCCTCGGCTTGTAGCTGAACAGAACTCGTTGGTCGATGGGCCAACAAGGGTGCCAAACCAACCCGGAGCTATTTTGAACGTGCGGTCAACTGCGAAGTTTAGACCGTCGTTTTTGTCTGCTCCCCCTCTACCTCGTTACGTGGAGTATGCGCCAGAGCGATACCAGAAGGCTATTGAGGACATTGCAGGGTCTCATGGTGTAAGCAGGGGTAGTTCTAAAGGGATTATGTCAGGGCGTCAGGCATCTGTTGTTATGTCTGCAGATCGCCAGAAATGGGGTCCAACCATAAAGAACATGGTAAAGGCTGTTGAGCTAAGCAGTACGCTGGCCCTGCAGTTGTGGAGAGAGTTTGGCCCGTTTGAAAGGTCTATTGAGATCTTTGGTCAAGTTGGGACTCCAGAAGATGTCATGATCTTCTACAGAGATTTTATTCCTAAGCAGGTAAAGGTTCACATCGAGACCTCTCAGATGATGCCTTACAATGAAGAGATTCGCCGTCAGCAGATCAACGAGGCTTGGCAGTTAGGTGCAATTAAAGATGTTAATATGTACTGGAAGCTGCAGAGACATGGCGAGATGGGCCGACTTCTAGGGAATGATGAGCCAAGTCGAGCAAGAGCAAGGGTTGAGATGACCAAGCTTGAGCAAGGAGCTAATGTGCAAGTTGAGATGCACGAAGACCACATGGCACACATTGATGAGCATCTGGAGAGAATGCGGAGCCCGGAATGGTACAAGCTTCCAGAGAGGGCGAAGAGTGCGTTTAGAATGCACGTTGCCCAGCATCAAGCGATTATAAGTGGTGAAAATACACAAAATCCTGTATTGGCTGGTAAGAGCCAAATGCCGGGGCTTCCACAAGAGATGGTTGCGCCGGGACGGGGTGGTGGACTAAACTTGGCACCAAGTATGAATGCAGAAGGTCAAGCAACAAATCCCGGGATAAATCCATCTCAGGAAGTTTTAATGGGAGCGTAGAATGGAAGATCAAGTACAAGACGACAATCAAGCTGTGGCAGGTGAGGCCGTTGCAGCACAAGACCCTTCAGTTGAGCACATGCAAGCGCAGTTGAAGCAGACACAGCTTTTGATGGAGCAGCAGAATCTTGCTCATCAGAACCAGATGAAACAAATGATGGACTCGTTGGGGAGTCTAGTTAGAGGGGGAGGACAGGCAGTAGCTTCTACTCCAGAGCCTATTCAGCCAACCCTTCCTCCCGGGTTTGAGAACCTAGATCTTGAGGATCCATATGTTGCTCCTTTGGCAAATCTGGCCCAGCACATGGCGCGGCAGAATGCAGAACTTTCTGTGACCGTGAAACAATTGCAAGGTCAGGTAAATAGCCAATTAATGGAAAGCCAGAGACGTGAAATCACAGGAAACGTCGAGACTGCTCTGGATAAGCACAAGGTTCCAGATGAGCTTAAAGACCTTGCCAGAACTACAGTGTTTGCATTAATGCACTCTAGTGAAGGAAAAAATATAGACGCCGACACAATGGTGCGTAATTATATGCAACAGGTTGGTAAATATACCGATGGCGCGTTTAAGAGACGGGCCGAAGAGGCTAAACAGCCTCGGTCGTTGGCTTCAGTGATGAGGTCAACAGGGGTTCCGAAAGAAACACCCAAGAATTGGGACGATGCAAAGGCAGCGTCTCTTGCGTTTTTAAAAGCCATGAGAGGCTAACCTTAGGAGGAAGAAGTGTCTGTAACAGCGCAAGCCGATATCAGCAGTCTATTGAAGACTAATTATCGTCCTGTATTTATCGATACGATTTATCAGGACACCATGTTGTTTGACCTGTTGAAGAAATACAACGGAGATGTCCGTGGTTCTTCAATTAACCATGCTGTGGAGCTTACACGTTCACACGGTGGTGGTGGTCGTAGTGCAGGAGCTTTTCTGCCAGTTGATTACCCAGAGAGCTTCCAGCAGTCTTCTGTTGAGTTGAGCCGGTGGTACTGGACGATTTCTGTAGACGGCTTTGCAGTTGACCTGTTTAAGCAGGGAGCAGGATCTTTCGTTGATTATCTCGACTTGCGTATGCGAAACGCTGTTCGTGATGCAACTAACCAGTTGAACCGAATCTCTCATGGAGACGGAACTGGTGTTCTTGCTTTGGTGAACGCCACTGGCCCTAAGGGGATTGGCGATGCTGTTGTGCTTAAGCATGTGAACGGATACACCTTTGGTGCATGTCAGTTCCTTGAAGAGGGAGACAGTATTGCAATTCTTGATGGCACTACAAACGCCGTCAAGTCTACTGGGCGAATCAAGGCCACATCTGGCACAGGCATTAACTGGGACGATCAAACAATTAAGCTTGACGTTGGGTACACCGCTGCAGTTGGTGACAAGATTGTCCTCGGTGATGCGTTTGGCAACAGCTTTGGGCAAGAGGCAAACGGTCTTCGTGGAATCGTGAAGAACAGTGGTACTGTTCAGGGCGTTTCTTGTGATGACTACGCTCGATGGCGTTCAATCATCATTGACAAGACTGCTGCCCCAGTTCCTTACGATTGGAATTATGTTACTCGAATCGTTTCTGGTTCGATGTACAAGGGTTCAAGCTCTCCTGCAAACTTGGTTCTTATGCTTCACCCAGCAATGTTGGAAGAGCATCAGCGACTTGTGGACCCCGACCTTCGTTATCAACCAACTGATTTTCAGTTGAACAAGGGTCTTGAAGTTCCAGTGTTCAGTGTTCTTGGTAAGAAGGTCCCAGTGCGTGACTCAGTTCACATGGGATACCAAGAGATTCTCTGTCTCAACACTGATGAGCTTGAGCGTCTTGAGTTGTCTCCAATGGATTGGGACGACACTGATGGAGCGATTGTTAAGAATCTTCAGGGTAAGGATGCTGTGTATGCCTTCCTGAAGTATTACTGGGCGGTTGCTGCGCGGTCTCTGAACCACTTCGCACGAGTTGACGGTATTCAGGTAGATACGGACTACGTTTCCGTTATCCACAAGACCATGTAATGATGATGGGGGCTTCGGCCCCCTGATTCTTTATGGAAAGGAGATGGTGATATGTCTATTCGTGGAAGAAATGCTAGTGGCTTAATAAATCAAAAGTTAAGCGCAAGCTATGCGGGGAATGCTACGGCAGTGTCTGCGATATTTGCGGCCTTGCGAACGAGTCTTTTTCTGAAAGAAGCTGGAGTGACTATTGTTACTGGCGGCGGGGCGGGAACTAATGCGATTACTGTGGGAACTATTCGACCGCAGCTTTACGCTCAAATTCCCGGCGCAGGGGCTGCTCTTGTTGCATCTATTGATGGGACGCTTGGCTCAGGCGGGGAAGTGGCTGCTGGTGCTTCAGTTGGAACTGAATACACATCGAGGGATGGCACCTTGAAGTTTGCCGATGCTTATGCAAATGCGTCAGACAGGATTTTTCCAAAGGGGACTAAGTTTTCTGTAGCGCAGCAAGGTAACTCAGCGGGAAGTGCAAACGATGCTTTTGTCGCTTATATGCAATTAGAAGAAGCTGGGGCACCTCCCGCTTAATTATTAAGGAGAAGAGAAGATGGCAGGTACAGGACAAGGTATGCTTCAGCCTACCAAGTTAATTCAAAATGATGATTTTATGGAGAGCATTTGCCTTCCCGGCTATGTTTTTAACACAGTCAGCGGTGTTCCAGATACTGTGGACTTGTCGAACGGAAGTTCTGATATTTCGTCCAAAGTGATCTGGTCTGTTCCAGACGGCATGACCGTTCAGATTATGGACGCTGGCTTTACCCCTTCTTTTGCAACAACAATTGGGAGTGGTGATGGGGCCAAGATTAACATTGGGCTTTCTAACTCAACAGGTGGCTCGGCAGACCC